GCTGTGTTACGACCTGTTAATTCAATTGAACCTAATTGTGCCCAACCACCTATTTTTTCAGGTGTACCATATCTAAATCTAACATTATCACCAGCAACCCATTGGCCTTCGCCACCTGTTGCTGTAACTTGTTTATTAAATCCTGGTGCAAATTGTACCTTTTGTAGCATAAAACCCTTTATAATACTAAAAGGCCCAGCTTACAAATGAATATCTAATGCCTTTTGTTGCCTCTTTTACTTCGTGCGGATACATAAAGTTTGACGGAAATAAAAGTATATCCCCTGTTTTTAACTTAATTTCTTTGCCTCTGCAATAGAATTCTGATCCTTCATAATCTTCATTAAGGTTTGCAACTATTGACACTATAGGCACACCTTTCATTTTACCATCAAATATGCTGTGAATATGATCATAATGTTCTCTCATCATAGTGCCAACTTCATACTTATTGAATCTTATTGGGCTAAACTTTGTAAGCCATGGTGCTTGAGTTTTGTCTCCTGGCGTACTATGTTTTTCTTGATATTCACCTAATGCTTTAACAAGATGAGGTGTAATTTTATTTTGCTGTTCTTGTGTACAAGGCATTACATCTAATTCTTTTGTAGGTTCAGATGCAGTTATGCCTTCAGCATAATTATTCCAAGTATGTTTTGTCCATTCTTTTTTATTACATTCATCAATCAACGCTTTACATAACTCTACAGGTATGTGATTTTTAACGTATATATAATCTTCAATTGTGTTCATTCATTATTCTCCTTATATCTAAATGGGTTAAACTTTCTTCGCTACCTAATGTATCAACACTAAATGTATTAAAAGACATACTTAATCTTGATTCTTTTCCTAAGTTAGTTGGTACACTATGCCTTAGGTTAGATGGAAATAACAACAATTCTCCAGATACGCAAGGCAATAAAAATGTTTCTGAATTTAAATTATTATATTTTTTAGGATCAAGTTTCATGGCAGATTGCGTTGACTTAGCAAATTGTATGGGTGGTAATGTTTTATCTTGTCTTAAATAAAATACTCCACTTAGAATACTATTAGGATGAACATGTTCATGGTGCTTTGATCCTGGTGGATTCTTATTAGCCCAGCATTGAGTAATTACTAATCTTTGCTCTGATCGAAATACATTTTTAGTAAACTTATTTAAACTTTCATAAAAAAAATCTTTTAACTTTTTTAATTCTTCTATCTCTAATAAATAAGTATCTTGAGATTTAAAGTTAGCATTAGCCTTTTGTTCTTTGTAAGGTAAAGAATACACGTACTTTATTTCTTTACTTAAATCACCTTCGTATTTTGTAATAAGTAAAGGCGTTGGAAATATCTGTAATAATTCTTCTTTCATATATAGGATTATACTATATTATTTTAATCTTGTAAACCACTGTGTGCGTCTGATCCAGTTCCTTTAGAAGGTCCAGTTCTACTTGCTACACAATTACCAAAATCTGAAGCATTGCCTGTACTTGCAATGGTAATCTTATCACAAATATCAGTTACAGAGGGTGTTGCTCCTCCACAGAACGTTCCAATAAGATTGTTGCTCATACTACCAACATTCCATCGATTTCCTGATAAATCTCCAAAATCTGTAGCATTACCCGTTGAAGCAATAGTTACATAATCTATAACGTTTTTTGCAGATGGATCTCTCCCTCCTCCAAAACAACCTCTTACAGTTGTGGATACTCCGCCTATATTATTTCTAGCAACCGTTAAATCACCAAAATCAGTTGCATTACCAGTTGATGATATTGTTATATATTGAATTAAATTTGTAGGTGAACTTTCATTACCACCAAACACACCTCTTGTTTTGCTTTGGACACCTCCCGCTCCTCGAGTATCTCCGGTACAATCTCCAAAATCTGCAGCATTACCAATAGTTGCCATGGTTATATAATCTATAACATTACTAACTCCATCAGGATGCTCACCACCTGCAGCGATACCTCTGGTTTGATTAGCACAAGCTGCATTGTTGTATCTAGATTGAGTTAAATCTCCAAAGTCAGCAGCATTACCAAATGAAGCTATTTGAAAATATTCTATTCTATTTTGTATAGATGGATCTATTCCACCTTGAAAAATTCCACGAATAACATTTGAAACAGAAGATTGTCCAGTGTTTGTACTAACCATATTTCCAAAATCTATTAAATTTCCTAAAGAAGTTAATTGAATAATTTGTATTCCGTCTGTAAGACTTGGTTCTTGACCTCCACCAACAAAACCTCTTCCTGATCCAGGCATATGGATTACTGATGGACGTTGTACAAATTTTTCATCACCAATTCCTCCATGAGAACCCGACACTCCTGATGGTGCATATCTTGCAGCACTTAAATCTCCATAATCTGTAGCGTTACCCGTTGATGCTATTGTTATGTAATCTATAACATTCGTTGCACTTGGATCATAACCTCCACCAAATAATCCTCTAATATTATTAGAAAGAGAACCTACATAACTTCTTGATACACTTAAATCTCCAAAGTCAGAAGCATCTCCAGCTGAAGCCATATCAAAAAAATCTATTTGATTAGTCATACTAGGAGTTCTAATACTACCTATAAAAGCTCTTGTGTTAGAAGCTCTACCAGATGTTCTATAATATGCTCCAGTCATATCTCCAAAGTCAACAGCATTACCTAATGAAGCAAAAGTTATATTTTCAATAATATTAACTCTTGTAGGACCACCACCACAAAAAAATCCTTTTGTTTTCGATGAAGGCATATCTTGCATACCATGCCTTCCAGAACTTAAATCTCCAAAGTCTGCAGCATTACCAAAAGTTGCTATAGTTATAAAATCTATTACATTTAAAGCATCTCCCCCAGGATCTCCACCACCATAAATAGCTCTAGTGTTATTACTTGATGCACCATAATATTCTTTCGAACTTGTTAGATCTCCAAAATCAACAGCATTACCCAGTGAATCTATTTCTATAGAATCAATAACAGTGCTAGGATGCTTACCACCAAATACTCCTCTAGTAGATGATGCTCCAGCGTTCCTTACTCCTTTTGCAAAAGTCATATCACCAAAATCTGCAGCGTTTCCTGTAGATGACATTTTTATATAATCTATAACATTAGAGTCACCACCACCTCCACCTCCAAAAATACCTCTATCTTTTTTGAATTGTGATCGAACTATATCGTATCGTTCTTTAATATCCCAAACAGCCATTATGCTACCAATCCTCCGTGTCCGTTAGAAACACCTGTCGTTTCTCCTCTTACTGCTGATAAATCTCCAAAATCTGCTGCATCACCAGCTGAAGCAATAGTTATATAATCCATAGTGTTAACATAAGCACCAGGACTAGCTATGTATCCACCCATAAATACTCCTCTAATTGAACTGCTTACTCCAGACCCATCATTTCTTCTTGCTTGAGTTAAATCTCCAAAATCAGTTGCATTACCAGTTGAAGCAATTTCAACAAATTGAATAACATCTGAATCAGAAGAAGGTAATTGACCTCCTGCACATATTCCTCTAGTAGAAGAAGAAACAGTTGCACTTCTTCCGACTGCAGCAAGTAAATCTCCAAAATCAGTTGCGTTACCAGTTGATCCTATTGTTACATAATCTATTTCATCTTTAAAACCTGGAGCTCTTCCTCCCATAAATATAGCTCTTGTAGTAGAAGCTGTTCCTGGTATTTGAGCTCTTGATACACTTAAATCTCCAAAGTCTGCAGCATTACCGGCAGCAGCTATGGTAATATAATCTAAAACATTGTTAAGAGTTGGAGTAAAACCAGGATTAAAAATACCTCTTGTATCATTACTAGCTCCGCCTCCTTGATTAAATCTAGCCACTGTTAAATTTCCAAAATCTGCACCATTACCTGTGCTAGAAAATTCAATAGAGTCTATAACATTTGAACCTCCACCTGCATATCCACCACCGCTAATTCCTCTAGTTGAACTAGAAGATGCTCCTGGAGCACCACCTCTTGCAGTTGTTGTATCTCCAAAATCTGAAGCATTACCTAAAGAGGAGATTGTTATAAAATCTATAGTTTTAGTTGCAGCTGCAATATAACCATTCATAGCAAGACCTCTTTGTCCTGCCCCACCACCTCTTGGTATGGGTGCTATTCTCGTTCCTTGATACCCGTCATTCAAACCACCATGAGCGTTTGAACAAGCACCTAATTGATTACTTGCTGCAACTAAATCTCCAAAATCTAAAGCAGCTCCACCATTTGTTATAGTAATATAGTCAATAACATTTGAAGCATTTGGATCGAGTCCACCTCCCCATAATGCTCTTACGGAATTTCCACAGGATGCATGATCTTTACGATTAACTGTTAAAGTTCCATAATCCACTGCATTACCTAATGAAGCAATAGTTATAAAATCTATTGCATTACTTAAACTTGGTACTGCTCCACCACCAAAAACACCTCTAGTTGAACTACTTGTTCCTGGAACTATATTTCTAGCAATACTTAAATCTCCAAAATCTATTGCATTTCCTGTATTCGCTATAGTTATAAAATCCAAAACATTTGATAAACCTGGTGCGGCTCCACCACCAAAAACAGCTCTTGTAGGAGAAGAAACTCCACCTAAATCTTGTCTAGCTACAGTTAAATCTCCAAAGTCTGCAGCGTTTCCTGTAGATGCCATTGTAAAATAATCTATAACATTCGAAGAACTACCATCATCCCCTCCTCCAACAACTGCTCTTGTCGAAGAACTAGCTCCTGCAGGATATTGCCTAGCTGAAGTTAAATCTCCAAAGTCAGCAGCATTACCTGTAGACATGACCGTCACATATTCAATTACATTAATTTTTGTAGGTGTTTGTCCACCAGCGGAAATACCTCTAGTAAAATTTGCAACTCCAGTCATTTTAGATTTAGCTGCTGTTAAATCTCCAAAATCAGTAGAGTCACCTGTCGTGGCAATAGTGTTATAATAAATTCTATTATCGACTGGGTTGTCATCTCCAAACCAAATTGCTCGTGATCCTACCTCACGCCAATAGCCACCCATAACAGCGTCATTGACTTCTTCTAAAGTCCATACGCCCGAACAGTCATCGAGTTGCGGGTAGTTCGCCATTTAAAATCCTTACGATATTTTTTTGCCCCAGATCATAGCTGCTGCATCTGTCTGGTTAAAATCTTCTTCTCCACCACTTCCATCAGGTTGTTTCCAATCAGATGTGTAAGTATCTAAATAAGATTTTACAGCTGCTTGATTAGCAAGTTCACCTAATCCAGTTTCACTTGATCCATCAACAGTTGCACCAATTAAATCCCAATCTTGAGGTGAAGATCCGCCATTAGCTTTTGGAAAATATCCACCATCATCTATATAAGTTGGAACAGTTCCATTAGTTTCTAGGTTATACTTTATTATCTTGTTTGCCATTTGTTTTATCCTTATTATCTATTAATTTAGTGTTAAGCGACTCTTCATCGTATAGCTTAAATCCTCTACGTTCTGCAAACTTATTTGCATCGCTAGAAAACTTAGCTGCGCACGCTTCTAACCATTGCATGGTCATTTCATGTGTAGGCGCTTTGCCTTTTTCCATCATATCATTTTCCATTTTAAGATATGCATAAATTTCAGCTTGTGCCTGTGCACTGTTTATACCCATATCGAAGAGATAAATCAAGTTCCCTTCGTCAATAACTCCACCCCTTGCTCTAGCTGCATTTAAAGCTTGTTTCATACAAGTCATAACATGATAATTAGCTTCTTCTTTCTCATACTCTTCTTCAGTAATGTCTTCTTTACCTAGTTTTTTAAGTATGCTTTTATATTGATTAGTAAAAAAATTCATTTTTCTAATAGCACCTGATATGGAGTTTTGAATATTATTCATATTAACCTGTATTTCAAGAATTTCTGTCTCAAGTAATTCTTTTTCAAATTCAGTCATGTCTAAATCTGTTTTAAATTTATGTTCTTTTTCTCTAAGTTCGATATCTTTTTTTCTCATTTTAAGGTGAGCTTCTTCTAAAGCCATTCTAGTTTTGTCAATCTCAGCTAATGTGTGTTTAACTGACCTTATAGGTGTAATTGCTGTAACATCTAACATAACACCCATAAACTGTGAGTGTGACTTATAGAAGTTTGAACTAGACTGTTTTATTGCTGGCAAAGTAGTGTGAATATTATCCAACATTGCTTTGTACTCTTTTTTAACTAACGGTGAGTTTGATATTTCCTTTATTATTAAATCTTTATTTGACATATTTTATCCTTTCCAAAAATTGCATTGTTTATATTTTTCAATGATACTCTTAGGTATAATACTATAGGCATCATACTTTTCCTTATATATAGCATCAGTTTTAATAGTATGCAACCCTTCTCCTATTGCAGCTTCATCATATTTCATACCATTTACTTTAAATTGATTTAAATTAATAAACTTATGTTTAAATTTAGGTATGTTTAAAAACTCGTATATACCATCAATTATTTTTTCAGGGTTTTCTGTTAAATCGTCGTATTCAACTAAATGATATAATTCTTTAGGTTGATGGTCTAACAAATGTTTTATACCTATTAATTCTTTTACTATTACTCCATCTTTGTTCATCAACATTTCACATTTTTCCTCTCTAGTTTTAGCTGCATATCGATTAACAAAAGCTGTTGGCTCTTTTTCAGACCATCTAATAAAAGATGCAAGGACCTCTATAACATCCCTGAGAAGAACTATTATTTTAACATTAGATCTTGTTTCTTTTAAAAATTTTAAATTAATAGGATATCCCCAAGGTGCTCTATCTATAATATGTTTATAAGGCCAATCTTTATAATAATTTTCAAATACATATTTTGCCACATTATCAAATGATTTATGATCAGGATAGTTTTTAAATATATCTGTATGTTTAAGCGTAAACAAATGCCCCATCATATCAGCACAAATGCTATTAGCAGATACACCAACATCAGGATTTTGGTTCATAATAGAACTAAATAAAGTATTACCCGCTCGTGGTAATCCATGTAGGAAAAATATATCTTTCACAAACTATGTATACTTTATTTAAGCTGTAAGATCAAGTCCTCCACCAGCATTTGAACAAGCGCCATTTCTATGATGCGCTACAGTATCATCTCCAAAATCAACAGCATTACCTCTTGAAGCCCACGTAATAAATTGAATTACATTACTTTGACCGCCAGATAATCCTGCCATTGCAATACCTCTTGTAGAATTAGAAGCACAACCACTAGCGTATACAGCAGCTAACATATCTCCAAAATCAGTGGCATCACCTGTTGAAGCGATAGTTATAAAATCTATAATGTTATCTGATCCACCACTAATTTCTCCTCCCATAGTTGCAGCAAATATTCTATTAGATGTGCCATTATTTGTTGGACGACAACCTCTTGTCAAATCTCCAAAATCAACTGCATTACCTGTAGAGGATATTTCAGTAAACTGTATCACATCTCCATAAGGAGATGCTCCTTCTCCACCCATAAAAACTGCTCTTGTGCTACTTCCACCTGCTGAGGCAGATACTGTTGTATTAGTTAAATCTCCAAAATCTGTAGCGTCACCCGTATTTGCAATTGTAACAAAATCTATTGTATTTAAATCACCAGGAGCACCAGATCCTCCAGCAAATAAACCTCTTGTATCACTATTATGTGAAGTAAGCCTTTGTCTAGCTACTGATAAATCTCCAAAGTCTGCAGCGTTACCAGTAGTCATAAAAGTAAAATGTTCTATAACATTTACATGTGGGGAACTACCATCTCTACCACCACCATAAATTCCTCTTGTAGCATTTCCAACTCCAGCAACTTCAATAGTTGCAGTTGTCATATCACCAAAATCAGTTGCATCACCTGTTGTTTCCATTGTGATAAAACTTATTGTATTTACATAACTAGGAGTTTGTCCTCCTATTTGACACATACGTGAATGTCCTCTAGGAAAATTTTTATTTGTTTGTAAATTTCTAGAAATTTCGTTTATCTTCCAAATGCCTCTGCTGTTATATCTATTTGGATAACTATTCCCCATAGTTTAATCCTTTAATCAGCTAATGCTTCGTATGATGTTACAAATTCTAATGTTGAACCTGCAGAAGCGCCACCTCTAATTAGATCTGTTTCTTCTAAATAAAATGAATTGCCTTTGTCTATAATGTCTACAGCTGAATTAGCTGGAACTGTAACTTCGTTTGCTATTTTTTTGTGTGTTCCACCTTTTTCAATGTCTATTGTACATGTTGCATCGTTATCTGTTACATTAGTAACTCTAAACACATTTATTTTATATACGTGTTCAGCTTCGCCAGTAACTAAAGTTGTTGTCAAAGTTGTTGAAAGATCACCAACTATTGTTTCTGCGTGAATTGTTGCTACATTTACTATATTAGGTATTGCCATAATCTACTCCTTTTATCCAAAAACTAGCGCCATTGCAATAGCTTTTCCTGTTGATGCAGCGCTGGAATTTGAGTTTACATATGTTATTAAATCTGATGCTGCAACTTGAACCATAGTTCCATTGTCATTAACCACGAATCTATCAGCATCAGCTAAAGTCGTAGATGTAGCAGATGTTCCACCATCAACTATATTTAGTTCTGCAGCTGTTGAATCTACTGCAGCTAATTTTGTAAAATCTGCTTGTACTAATCCAGAAACACCATCAAGTAAATTAAGTTCTGCCGCTGTTGAACTAACAGCTGTGCTTCCTAATGTAAGTTGACCATCTGGCACAATAAGACCTGCAGCACCATTAAAAATTAAATCATCTGCTGATGTGTCCCAAGTAATATTAGCTGAAGCTGTATCTCCGTAAAGTATTACATCATATCCTTGATCATTAGCACCTATTGTAAGTGTAGCATCTAATTGCACTGCACCATCAATATCAACTGCATCTAAATTTGTAGTTCCATCAATATCACAATTGCCAGATATATCTAATTCTGTTGCTACAACTTTGTCATTAAATGTAGCTGCTCCTGCTTCACTACCATCAAGAGTAAGCATTGTAATATCAGAAGTAGCATCAGTTCCTTTAAATATAATATCACTATTATTTGCTGCTGCATCAATTGTAATATCGCCTGATGAAGTTGTAATACTAACTGCTGAATCACCAGCTGAAATGTCATCTGCTGCTGAAGATATACCTGTTTGAAAATATGTTTTTAATGTTGTGACATTAGTCATTCTCATTGTGCCAGCATCATTTACAAGTAGACCATCTCCATCTGCAACTGCTGTAGTACCTCTTGA